ATTAGAGTCAGAGCCTTGGCTAACTCCAAGTATATAAGCTATTATGAGGGGCGTTAGTATGTGGGTAGTTACTTGTCAACCAAGAGGAACTTTTTCCCAGTATTCACACGCATTTAACAAGAGAGAGGAAGCTGAGAAGCTATACGATCTCTTTGCTGCAGATGGATTGCCTTGTACATTATGTATGGCAATAGAGCATTCAAACGGCTTTGAAACCGAGGATCTGCAACCATTGGAAACAATGGGCAGAGAAAGGTTTGACAGAGAGATGAACAAGATGGCAGATTACTACCGATGGAGCAAAGATACACATTCCTTAGTCAGCACGCCAAAACTTATGGTTTAAAGGAATCCATTGTATTGCACACCATTATCTACTTTGTTTTGCTAAACGAAAAAAATAATCGCAATAAGAAGGAGGGGAAGTATTGGACATTTAATTCCGCAAGGAGTTGGGTGTCTTACTTCCCCTTTTTTAATGATAGGCAGATATCTAGACTTCTCAACTCTTTGATAAACCAAGGAGCTTTGATTGAATCAAATTTCAATAAGAGAAGGTACGATAAGACCAAGTGGTTTACATTAAGCCCAAGGCTATATGGGCAAGTAAAGCATTCAGAATACTGGAAAGAGCGTCTACAAAAAATGGTAAAAGCCTCTACAAAAAATGGTAAACCAATACCAGACAGAAACATTATAACTATAACACCATATATATAAATGAATAAAGAACAAATACAAGAAGCCCAAGAAGAGAGAATACAAACTAGGATTGAGATGATAAGAACTGAATCCAGAATATTGTCTCATAAGATTGATCGTATGCAAGAACAGAGGAAGGCATTGCAAGAGGAGAAGAAGAACTTGAAAGGACTTCTATGAGCCACTTCTACGATTGCTCAGAAGATCCATTTCTTACAAAAGCTAAGACGCCTAGCCAAGCTAAGAAGATTGGTGCGTTACCCTCGGTAACAACTATATTATCGAGCAAAAAGAGCGACTTCTTAGATAATATATGGACACCCAGAAAGCTGGTAGAACTAGCTAGGCTGCATCCATATGCCAGTAGCAAAGATCTTATGGATATGAAATATGGATTCAGAACCAGCCCAATAGATGGCAAGCCAATTAGTAGCTCGGAGTTTGGAACTTCTGTACACGCTAGGTTAGAAGATCAAATAGAATCCATAATGAGAACTGGCAACATAGATATGGAATCTGTTACAGTTTGGGACAGTTGGGCTTTACCCTTTATTAATTTTATGTCTGATCACGACATAGAGCCAATAGCTACGGAAAAGGTTTTGTTCTGTAATAAATTCAAATCCGCTGGGTCTGTTGATTTAATAGCAAAGGTGGATGGCAAGTATCATTTGTTTGACTACAAGTGTAGGGATACCAAGGGAACTGGCGGTAAGTTTTATGAAGAAAAGGACTGCACCCAGTTGGCTATAGAGGCTAGGTTTCTAAAGGATACAATGGGGTTAGATTACGATCCCGGTATTACGAGCGTCTGCATCTGTGTGGAATCCAAGAAGCACTACCACAAGAACTGGACTAAGGCACAAGCCAAGAAAGGCGTAACAAGGTTTAGATACCTATCTAAGCTATACTGGATGGACTGGATGCCCAAAGGCAAATGACTGAGAGCGAAGTAGCAGAGCAACTAATGGTTGCCTTCCCAAATATCACAAAGCTGACTGCAGCCAAAGATCAGTTTAGTCATTTTGATTACGAGAATGACAACTACCTCTTTGAGATTAAATCCAGAAGAAAGGCATATAACCCCTGGATCATAGAGAAACTAAAAGTGGATACCAACATTGGTATAGCTGAATCAGTAAAGAAAGATCTTATTTATATAAATGAATTTGAGTTTGTACTTTACATCTGGAATGTATCAAAATTGATTAGAGATGATTACGATTTTGGTTTTGAAAAAAGAGAGATGCCTTGGCATACTGATTTCAAGAATAAAGATGCGGTAAGCAAGATGGTTGGATATTTATATAACAAGGACGCAACAATTTTTAACACTAAACAATAACAATAAAATAAAGGACATAATGTGGATAATACCAAAGAAATTACACACCTCTCGCTATGTAGCGGATACGAAGGAATTGGGCGTGGACTGCGAGCAGTTTTCCCAACTCTCAGAGAACTCGCTTTTGTGGAGGTCGAAACCTACTGCATCGCCAACTTGGTCAAAGAGATGGAAAAGGGTGTCTTGGATAAAGCACCTATCTACTCTGATCTTAAAACCTTCCCATACAGAAAATTTCGTGGAAAGGTATCTATCTTGTCTGGGGGATTCCCTTGCCAGCCATTCTCAAATGCTGGAGTGCGTAAAGGAACTGAAGACCCTAGACACCTCTTCCCTTACATCGCAAAAGGAATCAGAGAGTGCCAACCTAGAATTGTTTTCCTCGAAAATGTTGAAGGAATTATCTCAGCAAAAACATCCGAGGGAGAATCGGTTCTCCAATATGTCCTCCGAGAATTGGAAGGATTGGGTTACATCGCAGAGGCTGGAGTTTTCTCAGCGAGTGAAGTTGGCGCACCACACCAGAGAAAAAGGGTCTTTATCTTGGGCTACTCCAAACACAATGGACACGCTCCCACCGAGGAGTTACGAGGCTGCAATGAGGCAAGCTACGACGAGTCGCAAGGGCAGAACAGATCCATCGAACTTGAGGGAGCAGGTGGACGAAGTGTCGGTGCAAGCATACAAGGACTCGATGAAACTATATCTGAAGGTGAGGAGAGCCGCAGATGCGATCAGAGCCGAGGAAGCCATAAACTTTCCGACACCGAGAACGTCGGATGCGGAGGGCGGTCGGATAGAGACGGTGATAGAGGAAGGAGTGTTCAAGAGCAAGAGGCACAAGAGCAACCAGACCTTTGGGGCGAAGTTGAGGGATGCGGTGGAGACATTTCCAACACCGAGAGCAAGGGATTGGAAGGACACTCCGGGTTGCGCTCCAAGCAAAATAGGGGATGTGAGTCTTCCTCGGTTAATTTATTCCCAGCAAGACCAAACGAGCCACAGTATGAGTGGGAAGCCCCAAGGGTCACCCAAGCTGAACCCAGACTGGGTGGAACAACTAATGGGAATACCCATAGGGTCGACAGACTTAGGCTCTTGGGGAACGGAGTAGTGCCGCAAGTAGCTACCAAAGCTTTCGTTACTTTATTCAGACGAATATATGAATGAATATAAAATTACAATTAACCGAACAGATATACCCTCTAACAATATCCAAGTGTACTCCAAGTGGGCAAAAGATGAAAGGCAAGCTATGTCTTATATCTTTAAAAATAAACCAAAGGATGGATACTGTGTTATGAAGAAGGGTGGATTTGCTAAACTAATATCAATAGAAAGAACAAAATGAAAGACATAGATTTGCGAGTACAAGGTTCACTTAATGGCAACCCAATTAGTGATTTCATCACTTGGGCTTCACAACGCATAGAGCGCGAGTTTCTTGAGAACGAGAGAGTCCTAGTAGGTACTGGAGAAAAAGACTATATGCCTACCCAAAAACCGGGTAGGGGTAGAAGAATCGATATCAAACAAAAGCTTTTTATTATAAAGGCTATTATGGATATAAAGCATAGTGGCAAAACGATAAGAGATGGTTGCGAAGAAATGGGAATACATCCTTGCACATTCGGAAGATGGAAATCACTACTTGAAAGCAAGGGAATGCTATGAAATATATTCCCTATACCAAGATAGCTAAATTTAGGGAGAACAATACCCCAGACAAATGCCCTATCTTTGAGTGCAGCTTAGAAGACCCAGTACTAGATCACAATCACAATACTGGTATGGTGCGTGGAGTGCTCAATAGGCAGTCCAACTCTTGGTTAGGAAAGATAGAGAACTCTTGGAAGAGATTCGGGTCTTGCTCAACTGTTAATCTAAATCAAGCTTTGAAGAATGTTTGCAAGTATCTGGACAAGGGAGATCTAAATTATTTGCACCCCAGGGGAGCTAAACAATTAATGTCTAGGTTCAGCAGATATAGTAAAGAGAAACAAATAGAAATGCTCGTTGATATAAAATGCACAAAGAAGCAAATTAATTCTTGCCAAACCTCGGATGAGAGGTCATTACTATATCGTACTAAATTAGTAAAAACAAAATATAAATAATTATGGACAAAAAAAAGACAGAACTGCACAAGCTAACTGTGCGTCAAAAACTACAGAGGATACAGTCCTCTTTGAAAGCCCCTAAAGGGCAAATAAATAAATTCGGTGGCTATAGCTACCGATCCGCAGAAGACATACTATCTGCCGTAAAACCTTTGTTATCGGAGTACGAATGCATTCTTGTAAACCAAGACACAATGGTAGAGATTGGCGGTAGAGTATATGTGCAGACAACGTCTACCTTAATAGATACGGACGGAACTCTAGGTGATAGCGTTTATACAACTGGTTACGCCAGAGAAGCGGAGGTCAAGAAAGGTATGGATGATGCTCAAATAACTGGCTCTGCTGCATCTTATAGTTTAAAAAGATCGCTTGGTAATCTCTTTTGTATTTCAGACTCTTCGTTAGATCCAGATGCTACTAATACGCACGGCAAGACTAACAAAGTAACTCAGAGGGCAATTCCGTCCGATGACATCATATAATAACAAGATAAGTAACTATGCCAGAATACGATGATACAAACTCGTTTGCTCTGTTTCCGAACAAGAACAAACAAAACGAAGGTCAGCCAGATGTAACTGGAAAAATCAACATCGATGGGGTTGAAAAACGCCTAGCGGGTTGGAAGAAGCAGTCCAAAACTGGGATCAACTTCATTAGCGGAAAAATATCGGACTTCCAAGAAAAGAAGGAAGAGCCGAAGCCGCAAGTTGAAGACGTAATGCCGTTCTAAGTACTTAGCCCCTCAGAGATGGGGGGCTATTTTTTCACCAATGGATTATATAGATAAATATAAAAAAGCAATTAGGGTGCGGTTTAGCACATTAGAAGCAAAGCAAGATCGTAGAGATTTTTACAAGAATGCTAGGCTGGATGTAGCTAGAGCCGTTTTAGCTGGGCTAATTAAAGACCCTAGAACCCCAAAGTAATTAATGGAAAATAAGGACACCCCACAGCCTCACGCCATAGAATCAGAGCGTGCGGTAATAGCTTCTTGTCTCTTGGAACAAGGGCAAGACACATTTGATAGGATATCACCTATTCTTATTGCTGAAGATTTTTGGAACACCCCTTGTAGGGTTTTATATGAGTGCATATCTGAACTCTCTCTAGAGAGTAAACCTCTAGACGAGATCACAGTATATGATAAGGTTCGTGAGAAAAACAAAGAAGATGTCATTGGCGGTCTTCCCGGATTGTTTGGTATTATGGATTATTCCCAGTCCTCTGGGGTTGCTTTATCTGCAGCTGGCATTGTAAAGGAGCGTTCGCAAGCCAGAGACATCCTTAGAGCCTCTAGATTAGCCGTAGAAGCCATTAGAAATGGAGTTAAGGCAGATGTAGTGTGTGGAGACATAGACGCCTCTGTGCGCAAAATAAGCGACCAGAATGACAAGTCCATAAATGTTAAGGATGCATCCGTTTCGTTAAAGAATAAACTCCAGCAGATGGAGAGGGGAGAGTATGTATTTGATACACTAAGTACTGGGATATCTCACCTGGATGAAAAGCTGGATGAGGGCGGTATAGGCAACGGAGAAGTTTTTGTCATATCCGCTCCTACATCTTGCGGTAAAAGCCAGTTGGCTTTGAATATAGTACTTAGGGCTGCGGTTATGGATAACAAGCCTATGGGTATATTTAGCTTTGAAATGCCCACGGAACAGCTTACTAAGCGCATTCTACAGACCGCTAGTGCGGTGAACTTGCGTAGGTTTCGCGATGGAGTAGTTAAGCCAGAAGAAAAGCAACAAGTTTATGCTGCATTGGCTAGGGTTCAAGATGCACCAATATTTGTAGAAAACTATGTTAGAAGTGTTGGAGATCTAAGATCAAAAGCTAGATCAATGAAAAGAAAGTATGACATAAAAGCATTAGTCATTGATTATCTACAGCTTATACCATATGACACAAAGATGTCTAAAAATGATGGAATTGCTTTCATTTCGCACGGCATTAAGCAACTTGCCATAGAGCTTAATATACCTATTATTCTCCTTGCTCAAGTTAATCGAGAGGGTGCTAGGCGTGATAGTGGACTTAACATCCACGACCTAAAAGATTCTGGGGACATTGAGAATGATGCAGACGTTATCCTCCTTATGTGGGCAAAGGGTGGCGATCTAAATGATTGTAAGGTGTTTGACGCAGAATACCCATACATAGAACTTAATTATAAAATAGCTAAAAACCGAGAGGGTGAGCGTGACCTTACTGGCAAATTCAAATTCATAAACCATATAGGAAGATTCCAATAAATGACCGAAATAGTAAAACAAGTAATGAACGCCACGAGCGAAAGAATATTAAGCTCTGGGTTAGATGCAATGGCGAAGTGCTGCGATGCATTGACTAAACAAAACGAACAGCTTAACCTTGACATACAAGGTTTAAAAACAAAGATTAAAAATCTAGAAAATAGAATTTTGGTTAACCAAGAGGAAAGAGAATAAGACTTATGTTTTAGGAGTTTTTCGTCCTTTCTTCTAAAACAAAGTGCTTGTCAACCTTTTGGTTAGCCACCTCAATAAGTGGGTGTAATGAAGGGTAACTTCTGAAAAGGGGTTACCCTTTTTTGCGTCTAATTGTTTAGCAGATCTCTGTTGTCTGGCAAATCACCATCCGTCATCAAGTCCAAGAATTCTAGTATACCAGGATCTTCCGCAGTTTCATTCATTAGAATTTCAAGAGCGTTGTCTGATCCGTATATAAACGGCAGCATATTTCTGAAAGTAGAATTAACATCTCCTTTGGATATGGAGTTAATAAATTTTTCATTAGCCATAGCCATACCAAGAAATTTGTTAGATATTTTTCCTGTATCAAATCCAAATATAACTCTAGGCATAAAGTTTCTTTGCGCAGATCCTCCTCGACCAATAACTTGAGCTTGTTGCGCTTTTAGTAACCCGGTAGTAACTTGTTGTGCGTCAGTACCCATTCTGTCTAACACGGTAATAACATCTAGAACATCTTGAAGACCATCTTTTCCAAGTATTGCTTCAGCCACTTCGCGTTCAGTAGAAGTCTTTTTTCTTAATTGCTTAATAAAACTGGAATTTACATCTGGTAGTCTAGAGCCACCAAATGCTTCTCCAGTCCTTGGAGCAGCACCATCAGATGCTCCATCAAATATTATAGCTCTTACCCTAGCACGAACTTGCTCTTTAGAAGAGCCGTCAAGTAAACTAAAAAATTCATCTACCGAACTGGCATTGGGAAGATTTAGAAGAGCATTCATTGTGCTGTTCATATTTGTTGTATCGCCACTTCCCTTCGCCCTTAAATTTATAAGTGCCTGGTTTACATCAATTGCTTTTTTTCTTTGAGACAAAGCTGCCTCATCTCTTACCTTTGCTATAAGAATTGCCTTATCTTGTTTGCTTAGATTTTCTCCCGAAAGAAGTTGTCTTAAAGAATTTGAAGTAATGTTTGGAGTAGCGTTAGCACCTAAAAGATTCTTGTTGTTTTTTGTTACATTAAATATTTTACCAAGCTGCCTTACTGTAGTCTTGTCAAAAAACTCATCAACAAAATCATTTTTCTTTAGAAGCTGTAATAGTTTCCCTGTGTTTAATAATTCGTCAGATTGATTTTCTGCGGATGCAAATATTTGATCTAAAGCAGTTTGCCTTATTTGTTCATTAAAAGCTTCTGGGTCTGGTGATGCATTTCTAAGATTTATTAATCTTTGAACTGATCCTGGTTGTGAATTAAGTAAAGCTTCCGTAACTTCATTTGGGCGCAACTTGTTTCCTTGAAGAATTGATTGTAACCCCTTGTCTTCGAGCATTGGTAGTTGGCGTTCCTTCCATAATGCGTTAGCTTCTTTCAAAGCATCAAACGCATCGGAATCTGCATTTCTCGCCATACCCTCCATAGAATTGTCTAGAACGTCTGCCATTACCCTAAGTCCCTCTTTCTCAACAAATTCACTTCTGCCAGCTTTGCCGTACAATTTATTTAATTGCTTTTTAGCATTTACCATTTGCCTAAAAGAAATTTGCAATGGTTCGCCTGGATTTGCTACTTCTGGTATGCCATCAAATAATGCAAACATAAGCATCTGATCCCCATCCTGTGATAGCTTTTCGTAGTCCTTGAACTCCTTTATTTTTCTAAGCCTAGCCCTAGCCTCTTTGCTTAAATCTTTAGCTTGGCTTAATGAATCTATTACGCTTTTAGGAAAAAACGACCTTATGATTTTGTCCGTTTCACCTTGCGGCAAGTCCTTTCCCAAAGCGTCTAGGGAATTAATCATTTGCTTTGCTACGGCAAGCATATCTAACCCAGGAACATCATCCCCCATAGACAGAGCGGTATCATATAATTCGTCTACTTGTCTTTTACTTGCATTAAAAATATTGCTTGTAGTTTCTTCTAACTCAGAACCTATTTCTTTTGTGGTTCTGCGATTCAATGAAGGGCTAACATTTTCAGCCAAGTTGTTAAAGTATTTACTTACTGCGCTTGCCGCTTGCTCGCCTATTGCGTCTTTTGCATCCAATGCTTGCTTTGCTAGCTCTTCATAATTCTCTCTGCCTATTCTTGACAGGGTGTTGAAGTCAACTTCCCCGCCTTCCAACTTAGTAATTATGGCTTGTAGTGCATCATTTGTTGCCATCCTACTGCGAACAACTGGGTTCTGCAATTCATCTGGAAGTCCTATTTGTCTAGTTTCTGCCGCTACAAGCTCTTCACGTCTAGTCAAATCTGTACCTGCCCTCATTGCTGGTGTAGTAGGAACATCAATACCTTGACTTTCTTTAAGCCTTTTTAAAGCACCCAAGAAATTCTCGTACTCCATATCGGCATTTTCAAACCCTACACCCGGTTTAGTAAATGCTTTTGCGGCAAAAGAAAGGGGCTTGGAGAATCCATAGTCCACAGTCATTGCTAGTGTGGCATCACCCAATGGGTTTAAAACGGAACTTCCAGCTTCAAAATCAACAAACTCGCTAGAAGCTGCTTCAATGCCTTCGGATGCGACTTCTGCTCCAAAAACTCCTGCGCCTGCACCAAGCGACCTAGCCGCTATAGGAAACTTTCTTACATTACCTATACCCCTGCCTCCCACCAACATTTCTGCGGTTAGAACAAGACCTCCTCTAGCAAGATCTGCTATGTCTCCAAATGAAGCACCAAATTCATCTACCAAAAGCTCTTTATCGCCATCTTTAATTAGAAACGAAGGTTTGTTACCTACTCTAAATTCTTTTACATTTTCTTCTCCGTATCTTTCAATTAAGTAATTATATTTAGCTGTTGAGTCTTCTTGAAAGCTAAGAAGCGCACGAGTCACTACATTTCCTAATCCAGAATCTACGTCTATATTTTCAGGATTTGTATTTAAAGCTCTAGAAAGATTTTCTATAAGTCCATTTCTAATTCTATTGTCTCTTTCAACTTTGTACATAGGGTTTTGCATAGAAGCCAAAGACCCCCCCATACCATACATAAAAT